TTGGCTGTGGATATCTCAAAAGTGGGTCAATCAAAACCAATTGAAAAACCAACTGTTGATTTAACACAAAAACCAACAGACACCGAATTTGAATGTTTCGGATGTGGTTCTTAATAAGAATATAAATCACGGCTTAGGTCGTGATTTTTTATTTTGGGGGTATTTATAAAAAATAATCACGACACTATATTTATAGTTATGGCAGATGGTAAAACATATGGAATAAATTTTCCCTTTAACGATTCTCGTAATGGGAGATATTTAAGTCTTTCAGATAACGCGGCTCAGGAGATAAGAACCGATTTAATACATCTTTTATTAACAAGAAAGGGTACGAGATATTATTTACCTGATTTTGGTACAAGATTGTACGAATTTATATTTGAACCAATGGATGGACCGACGTTTTCTGAGATTGAGGCGGAAATTAGGGATTCTGTTGAAGAATATATCCCAAACATTACCATAACTAATATAAGTGTGACTTCCGCTGATATGGGGGAAGAAGATAAAGGTACTTATGTTGAGGGTGATGAAAGAATTTATAGAGTACCCGGAATCGGGCTTAAAGAACATACCGCAAAGGTTAAAATTGACTACACTATTAGTGATGACGTTTTTAATTCTAGCGATTTTGTAATAATTAACATTTAATATTATGGCTAATAAGAAAATATCGTATACTACGAGAGACTTTCAATCAATAAGAACTGAGTTAATAAATTTCACAAGAACTTATTATCCTGAGTTAATAGATAACTTCAATGATGCGGGGGTATTCTCGGTGTTATTGGACTTAAATGCTGCGGTTACAGATAACTTACAGTTTAATATTGATAGAAGTATTCAAGAAACTGTATTACAATACGCTCAACAAAGGTCTTCAATCTTCAATATTGCAAGAACATACGGATTAAAAGTTCCGGGACAAAGACCATCCGTTGCTTTAGTTGATTTTTCAATTACCGTACCGGCTTATGGTGATAAGGAAGATTTAAGATATTGTGGTATATTACGTAGAGGGTCTCAAGTTAATGGTGCCGGTCAGGTATTTGAAACAGTATATGATATTGACTTTTCTTCACCAATTGGTGCTGAGGGATTCCCTAATAGGTTAAAAATACCTAATTTTGATAGTAACAACAAATTAATCAATTACACTATTGTTAAAAGAGAAACCGTTGTTAATGGTGTTACAAAAGTATTCAAAAAAGTGATAACCGCAAATGATATTAGACCGTTTTTAGAAGTTTTCTTACCTGAAAAAAATGTTTTAGGAGTAACTAGTGTGTTATTAAAAGATAGTACTCAATATTCTAACGTTCCTTCAGTACAAGAGTTCTTAGGGTTAGATAATAGATGGTATGAAGTTAATGCTTTAGCGGATAGTCGAGTGTTTATTGAAGACCCAACTAAAGTATCTGACCAACCTGGTATTAAGGTAGGAAAATATATTGAAACAAGTACTAAATTTATTACAGAATTTACTCCGGAAGGGTTTATGAAAATGACCTTTGGTGGTGGTAATCAATCTGCTGACGAACAATTAAGAGAATTTGCAAGAGATGGTTATAATTTGAATTTATATAAATACTCAAATAATTTAGCATTGGGTAGTGCGTTGAAGGCTAACTCAACTTTATTTGTTCAATATAGAATTGGGGGAGGTACCGGAAGTAATTTAGGTGTTAATGCGATTACTCAAATTGGGACAGTTTCGTTCTTTGTTAACGGACCAAGTCAAAGTCAAAATACAAGTGTAATTAACTCATTATCTTGTACTAACGTAACTGCGGCTATCGGTGGAGCTAATTACCCAACTACTGAAGAAGTTAGAAACTTAGTGGCGTTTAACTTCTCGGCACAACAAAGAGCGGTGACAGTTAATGACTATGATTCTATTATTAGAACAATGCCGTCACAATTTGGTGCTCCGGCTAAAGTTGCAATCACTGAAGAAAACAATAAGATTAAAGTACAAATGTTATCATATGATGAAAATGGTAATTTAACAAATATTGTTTCAAATACCTTAAAAAATAACGTCGCAAACTACCTTTCAAATTATAGAATGATAAATGATTATGTTTCTATTGAAACTGCAAATGTTATTGATTTAGGTATTAATGTTGATATAGTCTTAGATAACAGTCAAAATCAAGGTACTGTAATTTCACAAGTTATTAATCTTATTACAACATTCTTTGAACCAACAAATAGACAAATGGGGGAGAATGTTAATATATCTGAATTAAGACGTTTAATTCAAAGTGAAAACGGGGTTATTTCATTATCGGACATTATATTTTATAACAGAGTTGGTGGTGAATATTCGTCATCTCAAACTTCACAAAGATACTCTGATTCAGATACAAGACAAATACAATTGGTTGACGACACTATCTTTGCTGAACCAAGTCAGATTTATCAAATTAGGTATCCGGGTAAGGATATTAACATTAGAGTTAAAAATCTTAAAACAGTTAACTTCACATAATAATTTATTTTATAAATTAATGAATTATCTTTTGAAAATAGTAAATAAACTATTTATCAAAAAAGAATGTTATGCCAAAATCATATAGAATACGAACTGACGTAGGGGTTGACAAATCCGTTAGTATATCAATTGACCAAGAATTTGAATATTTGGAGATTTTATCTCTTAAAGTTTTACAGAGTGATATCTATACTCGTGTATGTTCAGACTATGGTGTTGTTATTGGACGTGTTAGTGTAAATGATGGATTTGGTATTCCAAATGCAAAAGTTTCTATCTTTATTCCATTAAGTAATGAAGATGCTGAAGACCCAATAATTTCGCAAATTTATCCATATAGAACAATTTTAGATGTTAATGATGATGGTTATAGATATAATTTATTACCTTACGAGCCGTCATATAGTGCTCATAAACCAACAGGGACATTTCCATCAAGAAGGGACGTTTTAACAAATCCAACACTTATTGAAGTTTATGATAAATATTATAAATTAAATGCTGTAACAAATCAGAGTGGGGATTTTATGATATTTGGGGTTCCGGTGGGAGCTCAAACACTTGTTGTTGATATTGATTTATCAGATATTGGTGAATTTTCTTTATCACCTCAGGATTTAATCAGAATGGGTATCGCGAGTGATTCACAAGTTAGTGGTACAAATTTTAAAACATCTTCAAATCTAAGAGAATTACCTCAGATAATTAATTTTACAAGAACTGTAGTTGTTGAACCATTATGGGGACAATCTGAAATTTGTAATTTAGGTATTACAAGAACTGATTTTGACTTAAGTAGTGAGTCAAATATTAATATTGAACCAACGGCAATATTTATGGGGTCTTTAATATCCACTAATGATAATCAATATCAAAAGAAAAATTGTAAACCAAAGCCTAAGTCAGGAGAGTTATGTTCATTAACTACAGGACCGGGGGAAATATTGGCGATTAGACAAACAATATTTTTAGATGTAAATGGTCGTCCTGGGCTTGAAACTTTTGATTTAGAACAAGGGGGTCAAGTTATAGATGAAAACGGAACTTGGTTATTAGATGTACCAATGAATTTAGATTATTTAATAACTAATGAATTTGGTGACCAAGTTATATCTGATGACCCAAAAAAAGGTATACCAACAAGAGCTAAATATAGATTCAAAGTTAAATGGAATCAATCACCGACATTAAATGAACCGATTAGAAGAGGTTATTATTTAGTTCCTAACATTAAAGAATACGGATGGAATAGTTCTGACAGAAGTGATAACCCATTAATACAGAATTCTACTGACCCAAACTATATTAAAGCAATACAATCATATTCATTTAGTTTAGATTGGAATGATTATGGTACTCAACAAATGATACAAGAGGCTATTGATTGTGAAGACAGATTTTATATGATGTCATATAATAAAGTTTATACAGTATCACAATTAATAACTCAATACAGAAAAGGATATTTTGCAAATAGAATTGTTTCTATTAAAAATATTATTGAGGATGCTTGTACTAGTGACACTAATAAATTTCCAACAAATGATGCTGTATATAGGTTTGATTTGATTTTTTTCTTACTTAAAATATTATCATATGTATTTAAACCTACTTTAATTGGTCTTGTTATAGTTTCTCATATACTTTTTATGTTAACTTGGGCGGTGTCAATTGTTATTGGTTTAATAATAACACTTATTGGGTATATTGTAGCAGCAATTTGTAAAGTTGTTAAAGCAATTATTAAAGTAGTTAATGGTTTATCAGGTGGGTCCATACGATTAAGTATTAAATGTCCTAGATTTAGGGATATTGACCAAATGAGAAAAGATATTTGGAATTTTTCTGATAATTTTAAAAATATTAATATTCCTAACTTATCTTACGAAGATTGTGATGTTTGTAGTTGTAGTGAACCAGATAAAGTTGACCCTACTTACACCGATGCTATGGCACAAGGGGCTGCCACAGTCCAAAATAGTGGTGGTGACGGTGTTATTACTAATTTTTATGATGAAGAATCATATCTTATAACAGGTACTACTTTTATAAATACTCGTGATAATTATACTTATCAACAATTATTTACAGGAAAACCTTGGGCTCAAGGAGATACATATACAGCTCAAGATGTTCAGGCAAGAGCCCCTCAATTAGTGAATGTAACCGACAATAATTCCATCTTGCAAACAGATGCTTTTACTTCAAGTATCCCAATTGGAGAAAGGTTAAATTTATTTAACACTAAAGCAAAATATTTTAATGGTCCTCAGGATATGCCGAGTGTTGCTTTAACAGGTAGTGGTAGAATATCAGATTTAGCAACTCCAACACCTGGTGTGGGTAATATTTTAACTGTTACATCAATAAGTAATCCATATTTATTTGTTGGTGCCGTATTAAGTGGTTCCGGAATTCAGCCGGGAACAAGAGTTTTATCTCAATTAAGTGGTGCTAATGGGGGTACTGGTACCTATATTGTTTCAATATCTCAATTAACGTCTCCAGGGTCTTTTACAATTTTAAATTTTGCAACAGATTCACCAAATTCATCACCATTATATGATAATCCGGGAGGTGGTGTTAATAGAATTAAAGTCAAAGTTGAACCGTCTATAACGGCAAATGCGGGTAAATATCATTTAGATAATGTGGTGGCTATGGTTATTAATGATGGTCTATTAACACGATTTCCTTCAGGTAAAATAATTACATTTCAAGACCCTGAAATGAGTTTAGATTCTAATATAACAGGGGCAACGGTTAATTATAAATCTGTATCATCAATTGTGGGTAATACCATTACACCATTAATTTCCGGTACGGCAAAAATAGATAATTTCCCAACTACTCCCGTTACTTCTGGAAACACATTGACTGTTAATTCAATAACTTTAAATGGGTTAATTCCGGGTACTATAATTAATATTGATGGTTATGATTGTACTATTGTTTCTCAATATCCACCGACACCAAATACACTTGAATCAATTGGTGGAATAGGTAAATATACTATAACTATAAATGGACCTCTTCTATTATTAAATAATTCTACAAAATTTGTTGTTTTAACAACAACAACAAGAACATTAACATATGCTAATCCAGATGGTAGTGGAGCTAATATTCCGGTTACATACGAATTAAAACTCACAGGAGACTCAGTTTATCCTCAATATAGTATACAAAAATTCCCAATGGATTTAGAATATTATCAAGTTATAACGGGTATGACTTATTCGGATTATCTTTCATTAACCAATCCATCACCAAATACGTCATCAATAACAAGTTGGGATAATTTAACATTTAATAGAAGATTTTTAGATAACGATACTAAAATTTATAATGTTCACGGATTACCAGCTCCTATAGCTACCAGCCCCAGTTGGGTGGCATATAACCAATTTGGTGGTTCTGCATCTTCAACACCAATTATTTTTCCACCTTCTGCTCAGTACAATTTTGCTAAAAAATTTGAAAATATTGACAATCAAGGTGTAATTTTTTTAGTTAGAGGTGTTGACCCTCATTCTAACAGGGTAAATATAT